GGGGGTGCTAATATACTTCATACGCATTATAGAGCTGATGCTGATTTGAGTGGTGTTTTTTATGTAAAAGCTGATGGCCAAGGTGATATTAGATTTACCACTCATGAGCAGCTATATAGAATGATTAATCCACATATGCCTTTTTCTGAAACAATATCACATAAACCTGAAGATGGTGATTTATTACTTTTTCCATCTTATTTGTTACATGAAGTTGAACCTAATAAGGGTATTAGCCCAAGAGTCACAATAGGTTTTAACATTGATGTCAGTTACTAGATCTTGTGTGTGATATAATTACAACAAATATATCTTGTAATATCTAAAAAAATCTTTATAGATTATAACACGTATTTCTTAGCCAGGAATGAAAAGGTGAGGCTTACAAAAACACCTTATTTTCAACGAATAACGAACAGCATTAAATTAACTTAAATTAGGAGATTTAGTGGGTAAAAAGGCGAATAAAAGTAGCCCTGAAGGGTTGAATAAGGTTTTAAATGATTTGGTCATGATATGTCCGAATAAGAAAACTTATGATGAAATCACTTCAGTTATGTTTCAGTTATATTGTGGAAATGACTTTGGTCTAGGAAATTTTAGTCTTTTGTTTCTTGAAAATGTAGAGAAACAATGGCAATCAGGCAGAAAACAAGTAGCCAAGAGTAAGGGTTTAAAACTGGTTGTTAAAAATGCGTGACCACGGTGTATATCCACATCCATATCTTTTCCCACACCGTGGTTATGCGCATGACATCTGATCCATTAAAGGAAATTAGAAATACTACAATTGATTTTTGTTGGCAGTTAGATGGCCATGATAGAACGCATTTAATAGACGGTGTTTTAGATGATTTAGATACCACTGAGCACCTAGATTCTCCTATAAAAATTAGGAGGCATTATCGTGACTTACTCACCACGCTTGTTAAGACTTTTGGGCACTGATATATCTCATGAGTTGTTAAGTAATAAGCCTTCTGAGGTTAGGTTATTTCAGGCCATATTAGTACAGGCTTTTGAAGATGCTCTTAATCCTAATCCAAGTAAAATAGAGACCTACCAGAAAATTGATGCCCATAATTGGTTTACTTACCCTGATCCGGTATTCGATAAAATTTGTTGGTTAGCCGGTTTCGATCCAGAAATGATAACTGATCGTTACAAAAAGTTACAGGCCACCGGACAAGTGACATTTACAGGTTTGCAAAAAAAGTGGATAAAATACAGAAATTTATATAAAGATTATCGATCTAATAAAACAAGTGAGGAGAAGAGAGAGATAATGAAAAAAATTAAAGAGATTGATTTTTAGTCACGGTGGACGTAAGAATTTTAAACCGGGGGTCCAGGTTAGAGAGCTAATAATGATAACCCCCGGAAGTCAAAAAATTCACAATGAATAACCATATGAATAACTTTTTCTATCATATTATTGCTAAAATTGGAATAATTAAAATTTATCTATATAGATTATCTAGACTCATTTGATAAAAAAAGTACCCCAGGGGGTAAAACAGGTGTCCCTGCTGTCCCTAAAACATTATTATTCAATAATACCAATGGTTTTAATCAATTTTATTGGTGTCCCTGTGGTGTCCCTATGGTGTCCCTGAGGGACACCAGTCTAGCGGTAACGCAATCAGATAAATTTCAGGTTGTAGTCAGGTGTTGAAATAATCTATATAGTAGAAATATGGGTTTGAAAAAAAAAGAATTGAGGACAGTAGATGATCTGACTCCAAAACAAAAGATGTTTGTAGAGATATACGTTAAAGATTGGGGATCAATCACACAGGCAGAGGCTTTAAAAAGAGCCGGATACAAATGTAAAAATGAAAATGATTATGGAGTTATAGCCTCAAGATTATTAAGTAGAAGATTAAATCCACACATAGCAAAATATTTTGATTCAAGGTTTACAAAAGAACTTAAAATGTATGAAGGTGACAACTTAAGAAGATTTAAAAGATTAGATAGATTATCAGATAAAGCAGAAAAGAAAGATCAGTTTGCAGCAGCAATTAACGCTGAATATAGATCTGGTCAATTAGCTGGTGCTTATATAGATAAAAAAGAAGTAAGAGTAACTGGTCTGGAGGGTATGTCACGTGAAGAACTTGAAGCAAAGCTCAAGGAACTTAGCGAAAAAATCGATGGCCACAACGCCAAAACCATCGATGCCAAAGTTTCGGAATCTTAGTTGGTCATCGTTTATCAAGGTGTTTAATGATAGACATAATAATAATTTAAATACTTCTATTGGAGTTGTTAATGTTAAAACGAAAGATAGCAATAAATAAAAAAGCAAAAAACTGGCAGGACAGGTATCCTCTTGTATCTGTAGAGTGGTTTGATATTTGTAGTGATAGCAGTTGGCAGAGTCCTCAATCTGTGATGTCTGCAACACTTCCTATTTGTATTACAAAAGGTCATTTATTATCTCAAACGAAAGGTATAATAAGAATTTTTGGAGACATGTCTAAAAATGATAAGGGTGAACTAGAAGAAGTTGGTAATACTACACTTATACCTTGGTCTGTAGTGAAAGGTATCAAAAAGATATGATATTTTTTTATGTAAAAGGTGAAGAAACTGACAAAAAATTTCAAGAAATGTGGGATAAACAAAATGAGCATTATGGAAATATTTATGAAATTTATGTTTACAAAACTATAATTACTGACTTGAAATGAGCGAACAAAAAAGAGAAAGTTTGTTGTGGCAAAAAGTTAAAAAAAATCTGACTGATTGCTTTTTAACCCGCATAGAATCTAGCACAATTAATGGTATACCTGACATACATGCCGTAATGAATAGATATGTTTTTTGGATAGAATTAAAATCAGATAAGCTCAGTTTTCCAGCACTAAATAAATGGCAAATAGTTTGGATTAACAAATATGTTAAGGAAGGTGGTACAGTTTTTATCTTCAAAGAGACCCTCTCAGAGAGAAAGCTTAAACTTTACAGACCGGTGTCCCTTTTCACTGATCCTCGTTCCCTTGTCTCGTTTGCCTCGTTCTCGTTTCCCGTTCAATGGCCAACGGTCCAGCAGCGTCTCCTGCAGGAACTGGCGAAGGTAACTGGTGAATCTCGTTCTCGTTCACGGAATGTCGTTTCTCGTTCTCGTTTGAACTTGACCCGTGCCCGTGCAGCTGGAGATCCAGAAGCTTCCCCAGACACAGCTCGTTCTCGTTAAGGAGCCCCATGTTTTTTATACCTCTTTGTTAGTTCATGGGGCTCCTGAACCAGATGCAGCTGATGAATGTCGTTTTGAAATGTCGCTTGTTAACGCAATATCATTATTAAAGCAGACCCATCAGGACTGCACGGGCTGTACTGCTGGTGGTAAGTCTATGAAAATAGTTCTTGACATTTATCCCATCTGGTCTTATGTAATGATCTGGGATTAGTAACACCCCAATGGCCATGGGTGGAGGAAGCTCTAGAGAGTTACTGATCCTAACTAACAAAGGAGAAACAATGAATAAAAAACTAATCAAACAATTAAATGAATATTACGGATGCGAATACATTGTCGATGGGTCGGCTAATGAAAAGAAGGATAAACCAATGCCTGGCAAGACCTACGCGCTTACCGGTGCCCGGGGATCTCGCTGCATTGCCAACGGTAACAGCTGGGCGGAGTCAGAGGTGAAGGATCCTGCAGCTCAGGAGAAGGACATGATGTCGTGATGCACGTACTAGGAATACTACTGGTGCTTTGGTTACTGTTCCCGCAGCTCACGCTGACGGTCCTGGCCATACTGGTCCTCTCGAGCATAGCTCTCGCATGAGCTGCTCGTTAGAAGCACACGTCTCTTCATTACCGAAGGACTGGCGTTACCTGCTGTAGGATCTCGTTACCCAAGCTCGTTGTCGTTTGACAAGAAATTTTTGTAAGCTGGGGTAGCCAGATGGTTTCCACAGCAGGTGAAGTTCTGTATGAAGTTTGACAACTATTAAAAATAGTTGTTGCAAAAGTCATGGGATTTGATAAGATGAACAGAACTAACAAAGGAGAAGATATGGGACTAGACCAACACGCACACTTAAGAGGTCATAAAGTAAATTGGGAAAAATACTTTGATGACGATACAGAAGAAAACTCAAAGGTTTTCGTTTGGCGAAAACACGCAAGACTTCAGGAGTTTATGGCTAGAAAATGGGCAGAACAAAACCCACAAATAAAAGTTGAGGGTATGTTAGCACATTTAGGTTTTAATGGCGATCAAGAGGCACCCTGCTATATGACTAAAGAGGTCGTTGATGATTTGCGTAAAGCGATAGACAATGGTTTCTCTGATTACGTTGCCGAAGATGGTTTTTTTTGGGGACAACAATTTCAAGAGGAAAGTGTCAAGGAATACAAAGAGCAGGACATTAAATTTTTAAAGTTCTGCGAACAAGCAATTGATGAAAAAAAGGTTGTAGAATATTGGTGTAGTTGGTAATGCATTTGCCGTTGCCGTTGCTCGTTTGCAACGGCTCGGTGTCGTGTTGCTTATTCACAACACACCAGTTGCTTCTGTGCAACAGGTTCACAGGGAGTTCTAAAAAAGTTCTATCTTTGTTTGTGGAAAAACCCAAAATGGACAACCCAAAATGAACACACTATTGTATTGTTATTAATGTGGGATTTGATAAGATAAGGGGGTATTCATAAGAATACATTAACTTAACAAAGAGGTAAAATGACAAATGCAATAAGACGACTAAAGCAAGAAGAAAAAAAAGTAGTTCTTGCTTATGTTCAATTAAAGCTACAGTCTAATAGACTTGTAAAAGAGTTAGACACTATGAAACAAAACATAGTTGATTGCTTTGAGAGAACGAAACAAAACTTAATCATTGTACAAGACGAGAATGGTAATAGTTTTGGATTACAAAAAATAAATCGTAAAAGAAAAAAATTTGAAACTGCTAATTTCAAAATTGCTCATAACGATTTATATAATAAGTTCACTACTGAAATTGCTTATAGTGAATACAAAGCGATAGGTGATAACAATGTCAAATAGTCTTATCAATATTGCTCAAGTATTAAGTGAACGAGTAAGTAATAATGCGCCAACCCCTGCAACTGATTTACACATAACAGTTGAAGGTAAAAAGCAACTTAACTATGAGATAATGTTTCAACTACTACAAGGCGAAGTAGAAAAACATATTTTAGAAAACAATGGCAACCCTGTAGTTGACGAGTTCAAAGACAAGATTGTTAATAAGTTTAGTACACTTATAAACGCATTAAAAACTGAATAAATTATATTAGCCAATGGCGAGTTATCACTCGCCATTGGTGTATCTATACAAGGCTCATTTTTAGCTATTAACTACTAACTATTTAGACCAGCACCAAACCACGCAAAACACACCCGTTTTGCGAAGCAAAGAGGTTTACAAAGCAATATGAATACATATACTAGGGTCCCAAACGGTATGAACTTAGAGCAGTACACAGAAGAAGAAATAAAAGATTTAATTTTTCAAAAACAATTAGAGTGGATCAAGTTATGCCAGGATAATTTTTTAATTTTTGCAGAGGCTGTTTGGCCAGATTTTATTTATCGTAAAACAAAGGACCCAAATAAGTATGGGCACCATCAAATTATTGCAGAACAATTTCAAAAGATAGCCTCTAATGATGAGAAAAGGCTCATTATCAATATGCCTCCTAGGCATACTAAATCTGAGTTTGCATCTTATTTATTTCCTGCATGGATGATTGGTAGGAACCCTAAAATGAAATTAATGCAAGTTTCACACAACGCAGAATTAGCAACAAGATTTGGTAGTAAAGTTAGAAATTTAATGAACACCAAGGAGTATAAACAGATCTTTGGAAATGTTACATTAAGAGAAGATTCAAAAGCAAAAGGTCGTTGGGAGACGAATCATGGGGGCGAATACTTTGCTGCAGGTGTAGGCGGTTCTATAACCGGCCGAGGGGCAGACCTTTTAATTATTGATGATCCACATACAGAGCAAGACTCAATGTCTGACTCTGCTATGGACAGGGCTTATGATTGGTATTCATCAGGACCCAGACAGCGTTTACAACCCGGTGGCCGTATTTGTGTAGTAATGACTCGTTGGGCTACTGATGATTTAACGGGAAGGCTCATTAAGGCACAAAGTGAACCTAAAGCAGATAAATGGAACGTAATAGAGTTTCCTGCCATAATGCCTAGTGGAGAACCTGTATGGCCTGAGTATTGGAGCTTAGAAGATTTAGAAGCGGTCAAGGCTTCGGTGTCCACAAAAAATTGGAACGCACAATACATGCAGGACCCAACTTCAGAGGAGGGAGCTATCATCAAACGTGAATGGTGGCAAGACTGGGATCAAGAAAAATTACCAAAACTTTTACACGTAATACAAAGTTATGATACTGCATTTTCAAAAAAAGAAACTGCAGACTATAGTGCGATTACTACATGGGGAATATTTGAACCACTAGAAGGTTATGAGAAATGCATAATACTACTAGATGCAATGAAGGGTAGGTATGACTTTCCAGATTTAAAAAATGTTGCGATAGAGCAATATCATTACTGGGAACCGGAAACCGTAATCATTGAGGCTAAAGCATCTGGTCAACCATTAATTCATGAATTAAGAAGAGCAGGTATTCCTGTAGTAGATTATGTTCCTGCTAGAGGTAGAGATAAACATACTAGAATTAACTCTGTGGCTCCAGTGTTTGAGTCTGGAATGGTATATGCCCCTTTAGATGAACATTTTGCTCAAGAAGTAGTTGAGGAATGTGCAGCTTTTCCTAATGGTCAATATGATGACTATGTTGATTCTATGACCCAAGCTGTGTTAAGATACCGACAAGGAGGATTTGTTTCTACGTATTCAGACGACTGGGATGAACCCAACTTTAAAATAGAAAAGGATTATAAATATTATTAGGAGATTTTATGCTAAAGAATCCAAAGAAAGCAGATTTAGACAAAGACGGGAAACTATCCGGATATGAAAAGAAAAGAGGCATGGCGATAGAAAAAGCTATGGCTGGAAAAAAACCAATGAAAGCAGCACTTGGTGTTTTGGCATTAGGTCTTGGTGCTAAGAAAATGAAAGAAAAAGGAAAGTCAATTCCTCCAGGATTAGGAGCTGCTGCACTTATTGCTAAAAAGAAAAAAGCACTTCTTGGTAAAAGAAAAGGTGGATTATCTGATCTTCCTAAGGACCCAACAAAAACAATTAATTCTGTAAAACCATCTGTTGGAAGAAGAATGACAGAGGGTGCTGTTAAAGCAGCAAAAGCTACAAGAGTTGGTAAGATAGCTGCAGGTGTTGCAGCAGCAGCTTTACTTGGTAAGGCAGCATTAGAAAAAATGTATGAAAAAAGAACTGGTAAAAAACCATTCACAAAAAGACCTAAGAAAAAAATGGGTGGCGGTATGATGATGAAAAGACCCATGATGGCTAGAGTTGGAGCAATGGCAGGGAGAGATACTGCAAAGAAACTTAAAGAAGCTAGAAAAAAAAGAAAAGCAGATGTTATTAAAGGCATGGGCGGTTACATGGGTGGCGGATTAACAGAAGCTACACAAAGACTAAAAGCTCAAGGTAAAATGGGTGGTGGCATGATGAGTCTTCCTATGGGATATAAAAAAGGAAAATCAGTCATGGCTAAAGGTTGTAAACTAGGTAGAAAGAAACCTACAAAATTATATTAAGGGGGTCCAGTGTCCCTTAAAAACATTTTCTTGAGGGTCGGTCGTAAATTGCTGGGCGGTAAAAAAGAATCAGCGACAGCGGCCACCGGAAAACAACAAAAACTTCTTACGTACGAAGGTAAAGTCCCACAAGAAACTGGTCTACAGTTAGCAAAAAAAGAATTAGCAAATCCACCCGTAATTAGAAAACAAACTAAATCATTATACATGGGGGATGATGTTGCTCCTGCGTTTGGATCATCAACTTATGATTGGGCTATGAAAATAGGTCCAGGAAGATACTCTGCCGATGAGTGGCTTAATCATTTAACTTCAACAAGAAAAGTAAATTTTAAAGTATTTGGCAAACCTGCAACAAAAACTGTAAGAGATCCAAAACAATTTACTTATGATAGCGGTACGTTTGCAGGAAGAAAAGCTACTATCTCTAAAGAAGAATTATTTGATACTAACTTAGCTGTATTTGATGATACTGGTAATTTAACAGGTGGCCTTTTATTTGCAGCTAAAAAATTTGGTTTAAAATTAGATGCGAATGAAATAGGTAACATGATAAAA